TCCATTTCAGCATTTGCTAATTTTTCTTCGATGGCACTAACTCTAGATTGTAGTTTGGACAAGTCATATTCAGAACCACCAATGACACTGATCCTCCTAAGCATTGAATTACGTGTATCTACGCGTCTAATCATAGCGAAAGCGGGGAAAATTCACCTCAATATCGAAAGTATTGACGAATTGTTTACATTGTATTTATTGAGGTTCCGCCGCTTTCGCGGTGTAATAAGATAATTTGTTTAAGGGATGCTAGTTAAGCTTTTGTTGCTAGCACCCCCGACTTATAGTGGACGTTAAAATCGAGGGTTTTAAAGGATGCTAGTTAAGCTTTTGTTGCTAGCACCCCCGAATTGTAGTGGATGTTAAGATCAAGGGCTATTAAATTTTGCAAGGGGTTCTCTTCATGTTAAAATAGGGGAGAGGTAATAATGAAAAGAATTTATTAAAAGGTTTAATTTGCTTTCCTAGTGAGTTGAGTAACTTAGAGGAGTTTGTTGAAAGTTTTAATCTGCTTTCCTAGTGAATTGAGTAGCATAGTCGATGTCGAAATCCATTTGCAGAGCTTCAGGTTCGCAGGTTGCAAAGTGATACAGGTAATTTATGACACTTTCTGTTTTGTAGACCGAAACTCCATAATGTTTAGCATTTGCTAAAGCACAGTGCCTTTTATCATAACTAGTTCTAATAAGCGACAATCTATCTTTTATAGCTTGCTGATATTCTGTAATTTTACCATCTTTGGATTTCGTGTCTTGAGCGTAGAAATTTCGATTTACCAGTTTGCAAGCCATTTTCCCTAAGTCTAGAGTTAAGTAGTTTCCTAAAAGGTAACCAACACATTCAGGAATTGGATTGGTGTCGGGTTTTAAATAAGGTTTCATGTAATCAGCAACATCTGATTTGATGCTGTTGGCAATTATTGTCACATCATCACCTTGTGCCATGATTAATTTGGGTCCTTTAATTTTAAGATAGGCTAAATTCATAAATAAAGCAACAGCTGTGTTCTTAAAGAGAGTGTCAGCTCTTCCAGATTGCATACGTTCATGTACTTGCAACTTGATAGCGCCGGCATCTAATATCCAGTCTATGTTGATTTCATCCATAAGTCTTTGTATACAGGAATCGACACCATGTTGTTTGAAAAGAAAATCCATAAAAACTCTTGACCATCTAGCGTGTATGGTATCAAACTGCGATATGTCTAAGGCGAGGCAAGTTCTTTCGTCTACATCTCTAAGCATTGCAATGGTCTTAGCCTTTAGTTCTTCCACCGACAAACCGTAGCATAAAGTCATGTAGTCGGGAAGGCTAGCCATGAAAGCTTTTTCAGTGGCTCTAGTGATGCCTCCGACAAGAAGGTTAATAGCTTTAGGTTGAGCACTAATGCCTTGACCAGCCTTAAATTGACCATCCTTCATTCTTAACCAGGAATGTTCTTTTAAATCGGCTTTAACTTGTTGTTTAATAAAGCACGAGATGGCTCTAGAATTAGCAATTAAATGAGGATCATAAGTGGCTCCTTGGTCGGGGTCACCTTTAGCGTTTATGCGGTCCATTTGTTCAGCAATGCCAATCATCAGATCATCTTCTGTAACTAAGACTTCTTTCTTTATGTATTTATGGTAAGCATTCATCATGCGACCTACTATATCGTCAATGTGTTTATCAAGGTCGGCGTCAATTGTTGCACCTCTAGTAATTAGTGTGTGTAATTTCTGGTTATCATCAGCAGCATAAACTGGTTTACCACGTAGTTTACCCATTAATCGTTTAACTTTAGATTGCGTTTCTGCGCCGGGGTCAACGTTACCTTTGATCAGCATAGAGCTGTTCGGCATAGGCAGTACGTGATCGTGTACTCCATAAAATGGAGTTCCATCAGGGTA